CGCAGAGCCAGACGATCACCTCGCGCGCCTGCTCCAGCGTCAGCGCGTCGATCCGGTAGACGAAGCCGTCCTGCAGGTGGACGTGGGTGGCGGGCGGGTAGGTCAGCTGCTGGCGCTCGGTCATAGCGGTCCCGCCAAGCCGCAGTAGCCGCCCTCGCCGACCAGAAAGCCGGGACCGCCCGTTCGCCACGCCATGCAGGCCGAGGCGATGCATTTGGCGCCGGCGAAGAAGTCCGGCGGGGCTTCGTGAACGTCGATGCGGTTGAACGGCGCCTGCGGCGCCGTGACTCGGATGTTGCCGCCCTCGTTGTGACCGGCGACGATCCGCGCGAACGGGCACCACTTCGTCTTGGCTTCGTCTTCGGTCACAGCCACACCGCCTGCACGCTCAGCAGCGCCTCCAGGCTGGCCACGATCGCCTGCATGGCGGCAAGCTCGTGGTCGGCCGCCTCGCGCTTCATGCGCCCGTCGCGGACCCATTTCGGGTAGACGCGCTGGCGCAGCGCCAGTTCGCGCTTGGCGCACTTGATCTGCTCCGTGAGCGGAACAACGGCGCTCACAGCCACGACTCCACGATGATGGGATCGTCCGTCTTGTGACGTTCCAGCCGCACCAGGCTCTTGGACCGCATCATCTCGCGCAGCGCGCCGAGGCTGTGGGCGCAGACGACCTCGGCGGTCGGGCTGCCGCCGATCCACTTGCGGGCCACGAACTCGCGCGGGTAGTCGCGCGGGTGGTCGTAGATCACCCACATGGTCACCTGGGCAGGCTCGCGGCTCACGCGCAACGGCCGGTCTCCTCGTCGAGCACCGCCAGCGCGCGCCACATCAGGTCGTAGTTGTGCTGGCAGGCCGGGCACTCGGTCGGGCGCTCGACCTCCAGCGCCAGGCTGAGCAGCGCATGGACCATCGCCGCGATGGCCGTCGGGGTGCCGCGCGCCACGCAGTGCGGGTAGAGGGCCTCGTCATCGGACTCGATGACGATCACCGCTGCCGGCGGCTGGTCGGGGAAGGTGGCGTCGATCGTCTTGACGATCCCGCGCAGCGCCTCGTTGTCGCGGGTCATGCGCGCGCCTCGGCCGGCAGCAGCTTGGAAGCGCGCGCCGTCGCCGCCTCCAGCGCATCGACGGCTTCGCGTCCTTCCGCCGCCGCCACCCTGAGCAGCGCCGGCAGGCCATCGGTGAGCGACGTGATCACCTCGGCGCGCGTGGCGGGCCTGCCCTCGCGCCACCAGGTGACCCGGTAGGGGGCGCCGAGGTCGAAGAGCGTGCCCTGCGCGCCGTGCATCGGCGTGAACGGCTTCGAGCGGTGCAGGCTCTCCCAGATCACCACGACGCCTGGGTTCCTGTCGAGCGCGATGCCGGCGGCCTCGCGGCGGTCCTCGGGCAGCGCCTTCTCGTTGCGGCGGGCGCGGGGCCTGGACATGAACGGGCAGGCCTGCACGGCGTACCTGGCGCACTGCGGGTGGCTCGGCGGCTCGGAACTGATCACGTTGATGGCGCACATCCCGCCGACGACGCTGGCCTTGATCCTGCCAAGCTTGCCGCCACAGACCCAGCAGCGCTGCTCGCGGATCGCCTTGGTGAACTTGCGCCCATCGATCATCCGGTGATCGGGCTGACCGTCATCGCCGGTGGCGACGAACCACGGCACGACGAAGCCCCGCGCGTCGACCGGCAGCTGCTCGATCTCGACCGGGCGCGGGATGTCTTTGATCGAGGCGTTCAGCTCGTTCAATAGTTCAGCTCCGGCCGCGCTTAGGCATGGCAGGGCGTGGCATGGCGGGGTCCGGCATGCCTGGGCGTGGCGTGGGAAGGCAGGGCATCGCTCCGGCTCGCCGAGGTCCGCCCCGGCCGGGCATGGCAAGGGAGGCGCGGCCTGCGGGTCGCGCCTCAGCCTGCCGCCTCAGATGGCGAGCCAGCAGCGGGCCGCCAACACAGCCTGCCAGCGTCCAGCCGACGATCGAGAGCAGCACCGCCGTCATCGACGCACCCATCGCGCCAGATAGGCCCGCCAGGCCGCCAGCAGCCGCGCCAGCAGCCTCGGGCGGCAGGCCGGGCCCGACGCCTTGCTGGCGCCGATCAGGGCCTCCACGGCCACCGCTCGCGGCAGCGCGCGCATCAGCCTTCTTCACCCGGCTCCCGCTCCCGCAGCGGCAGCTCGCCATCGGTCGACGGCTCGCCTTGCTGCAGCAGGGAAGAGGGCCCCGGGCCCAGCGAATCTGGCGACGCAGGCATGGCAGAGTCCGACGTAGGGCTGGCCGGCGCCGCAGTGCGGGCACCGCTCTGGGGGCGCAGCTTGGCCTTCAGACCCTCGTTGCCCTTCGCCTCCGGCTCAGCCGCCGGCGCCTGGCCCTCCGGCGCCTTGAACCAGTCGCCTGGCACGCTCATGCCCTCGTTGAGCGACGCCCAGACCTTGCGCAGCTGCACGATCTGGGCCGGGCGGATGGTGTCGATGCGGCGCTGGATGCGCTGCTCGATCTGCTCGCGCGTGACGCTGAACTGCTCGAAGGCCTTGACCAGCTTGCCGACCGCGTCCGGCGAGGTGTCGGCCTTGGCCAGCATCGTCGCCTCGCACTGCTGCACCGCCGCCTCGACGACGTCGCCGGGGATGATGGCCAGGATGCAGGCGCGCAGCCGGCGGGCGGCCTGGTTGGCGGTGGCCTCGTAGATGTCGCGGCCATCGGTGAGCCGGGTCGAGCCGGCGCGGGTGTCGCGCACGTGCTTGACCTGGAAGGTGCGCTCGTCGCGCACGTTGGTCTCCAGGTCCCAGCAGTAGGAGACCATCGTGCTCTCGCCGGGGCGGCCGGCGAACGAGCGCTGCTCGACCTCGCGGGTGCCGAAGCTCATATTGCCCCAGTTCTGGGCCAGCACCTCGGCCAGGCGGATCGAGGGGCCGGTGATCTCGGCGCCGCCGCGCGAGTAGTTGTAGAGCGCCGCATCGGCCAGCGACGGGCGCGTGCAGGCCTGCAGGATGCGGTCCATCGCCTGGATCGGGTTGCGCGGGAAGCGGCGCGCCATCAGGACGGCGCCCTGCACCTCGGCAAGCTCGCGCTGCACGGCGACCTCGACGGCGGCCTCGCGCTGGGCCTGGGCCTGGGCCTCGGGGACGCCGTAGGGGTTGGCCACGGTGGCGGCGATGCCGCTCACCAGGTCGTGGGTCTCTTCGGATATCGACATCTACGCCACCTCGTCCAAATGCTTGACCAGGAAGCGCCGTGCGGGCGCGCGGGCCTCCACGCTGTAGGCCTTGCGGCCATTGTCGAGCTTCCAGGTCGCCAGCAGCTCGCCGCTGATCGGCTCGACCAGACTGGCGCCGTGCTCGCCCATCGCTGACATCAGCAGGCGCTTGGCGTCCTCTTCCTGCGCCGCGATCTCGGCCTGCAGCTGGTGGGCCTTGCGCAGCACCGCGATGGCGGCCCGCTCCTGCTCGCCGGCCAGCACCACGCCGCGGGCGTCGAAGCGGCCCCAGCGCCGCACCGCGTCCTGCATGGTCATCGGCGGCGGCGGGTCCGCCTCGACGACGCGGCGCCAGAAGTCGGCCTCGCTGTCGATCAGCCGCTGGGTGATCTCGGCGTCCTGGCGGACCTGGTAGACGCGGAAGTCCTGGCCGCCGATCAGCACGGCGACGTCGCAGACCTCGGCGCCGGTGACCGCCAGGTAGTGGTGCACCTGGATCAGGTAGTGGCGCGGTATCTCGTCGGTGTCGGGCTCGCCCCAGTCGCGCCCGTCGCGGGTGGTCTTCACTTCGAGGATGTTGCCGGCGCCGGCGATCAGCCCGTCGATGTGGGCGAACATCCAGGGGTTCTCGGGATGACGGAGCATGCCCTCGACGCGGCGCACCTCGAAGCCGGTGCGGCGGGCGTACTCGCGCCGGATGACGTCCTCCAGCAGCTGGCCCCAGAGCATCGGCTCGGTCTGCAGCTGCGGGGGCGCCAGGCCGGTCTTCAGCTCCCAGAGGTCGTAGGTCGACTGCCAGGGCGACAGGCCCAGCGCAGCGGCGGCGTCGGAGCCGCCGAGGCCGGTGCGACGCTCTTCGGGGGTGCCGGCGTTGCCGAGCGCATCCATCAGCCCGCCTCCCGGGCTAGCTCCTCCGCAGTGACCAGGGCGTGCGCCATCATCTCACAGGCGCGGGTCTTGCCGCACTCGGCGAAGGCGACGCCGAGCAAGTGATGCAGGACGTGGGTCAGGAAGGCGTCAGCAGCGGCGGCGCCGCCCAGGTGGCTGATCTCGGCCGTCGCGAGGCGGACGGTTCGCTCGGCCGCCTCCTGAATCTCAGCGGTTCCCAACGCGGGCATGCGGTCCGTCCCCCCATCGCTTGGAGAGGTTGTTCCCCACTTGACGCGAAAGGTAAGTCTCGGGCCCGAGAACGGTCAAGCAGTAATTGTCAAGGCCAGCGGCGAAGCCTGGCCGTGCAATTGTCAACCCAGGGGGATACCCGAAATGGGTTAGAGGGCCCGATAGAAGCCCACGACGCGGCCGACGATGCGGGCGCCCTCGGTCTCGCAGGCGCGCAGCTGCGAGCCCTTGGCCGGGTCGATGACCAGGAAGACGCCGGCGCCGTCGCGGGCGAGCGGGTCGACCAGCACCTTGTCGCCGGCCTGGATCGAGCCGACGTCGTTGGGCGCGGTGATCGCGATCATGTGGCTCTGGACGCCCGGCAGGGCGCCGAAGGTGGTCGCCGGCTTCGCCTCGATGCTGTCGGGCGCCCGGCCGTGGCCCCATTCGAACCACTCGGGGTCGGCGCTGAAGAAGGCGGCCAGCGCCTGGAAAATGTCCGGCCTCGGCCTGATCTTGTCCTTCTCGTAGAGGCTGACGGCGGCGCGGGTGACCGCCAGATGGTGGCTCAGCTGGGCTTGGCTCAGCCCAAAGTCCTCTCGCGCCTGCGAGATGCGATCGCCCACCGAAAGGCGCGGTTCAACAGTGCTGTTCATAGGGGGGCAGGCCCAACTTGACGGGGTAGGTGAGTGGCGCGAAGGTACGGGCGGAAGCGTGCAAGGTTGATACCGCAATGGCGAAGCGCGTAGGCACTCCCCCCGACAGCGCCAGAGAGGCGGTGCGGCGTGAGCTGCACAGCGGCACGGTCAACCTCGCTGAGATCGCCGAGGAACTGGGCCTGAGCCGCCAGGCGGTCTCCGGCTGGCGGGCGGTCCCGGCTGAGTGGGTGCGCAAGATATCCGACTTCACCGGCATCCCTCCCTGGCGCCTTCGCCCCGACCTCTACGACGCGCCTCGCGCTAAGAGGACCACCGCAGCAGGCCGCTGAGCCCTTACGTCTCTTGTCAAGCGTGGCTTGTCAAGGGAGGGTTAGAACGACGGGTTTTGACGATGGCGGGCAGCTGTGTCCTCGGTATTGATCCCGGCGCTCAGGGCGCAATTGCAGTGTTCAGCGCCGAAGGTCAGTTGCTCGAAGTCCACGACATGCCGTGGACCGAAGAGCCCAATGGTCGAAAGATCACCAATGCCAAACTATTGGCCGGGATCGTGTTCAGATCACATGCCGGCCGCATCTTCTGCGAGTTCGTTGCTTCCCGGCCCACCGACGGCGTCATCCAAGCCTTCAGCTTCGGTCGCTGCCGGGGCGTGATCGAGGGCGTCGCCGGCGCCCACGACGTGCGCGTCGACTTCCTGACGCCGCCGGTCTGGAAGCGATTCGCAGGCGTGCCGCCCGGCAAGGATCACAAAGATGTGGCCAGGACCCGGGCCATCGCCCGCTGGCCGGCGCACGCCGACCTCTTCGCCCGCAAGTGCGACATCGACCGCGCCGAAGCCTGCCTGATCGGCGACTGCGGCCTGCAGCGCATGCTGGCGTCGGCATGATCGTGCGTCTGACCCAGCTGGACGGCAAGCTGCCGAACCTCGCGCTGATGCGCCTGAGCGCCTGGCACCGGGCGCTCGGGGACGAGGTCCACTACTACCGCACGGCCAGCCGGGGGCTCTTCGAGCCGGCCTACGACAAGGTCTACGGCTCGGCCATCTTCGACTTCAGCGCCGAGAAGGTGGCGCGCTTCCGGTCTGAGTTTCCCGAGGCGATCGTCGGGGGCACCGGCTCAGGCTCGTCGGTCACCGTCGAGGACATCGTGCCGGGCCAGTTCACGGCGCTGGACTACAGCCATTGGCCTGCCTTCACGGCGAGCCTCGGCTTCACCCAGCGGGGCTGCCGCTTCAACTGCGGCTTCTGCGTCGTCCCCGCGAAGGAGGGCAAGCCGCAGGTCGCCGCCACGATCGCCGACATCTGGCGCGGCGAGCCCTGGCCCAAGCACCTACACCTGCTCGACAACGACTTCTTCGGACAACCCAAGACCGCTTGGAAGGCGCGGCTGAGCGAGGTGCGCGAAGGCGGCTTCGACGTGTGCTTCAACCAGGGGGTCAACGTCCGCGTCGTCACCGACGAGATCGCCGCCGAACTCGCGTCGGTGCGGTTCCGCGACAACGAGTTCAAGGTCAGACGGCTCTACACGGCCTGGGACTCGTTGGGGGACGAGGCGCTGTTCATGCGCGGCGTCGACCGCCTGAAGGCCGCCGGCATCGGGCTGTCGGCCGTGCTGGCCTACATGCTGGTGGGCTACGATCCGGCCGAGACCTGGGCCGATATCTTCCATCGGTTCGACGCGATGGTCGCCCGCAAGATCAAGCCCTACCCGATGATCTACGGCGACCGCACGCGCAGGCCGCCGCCCGGCGGCCTCGCCGTGCCGCCGCACCTGCGTCTGATGGACTTCCAGCGCTGGGTCGTCACCGCGATCTACCGGAAGGTCGCCTTCGCCGACTACGGCATCGTTCCGGCGCCGGCAGCTGATTCAGCCCAGCTGGAGATGGCCCTGTGAGCCGTCCCCGCCAGGACGCCGTGGCGGCGCTGGAACGCGAGTATGCGGACCACCTGTCCGACTGGGACCGCGACTTCATCGTCCGCACGGTGCTGGCGGCCTTCCGCGAGCCCACCGCCGCCACGCTGGTGATCTTCCTGGACGAGCTTGGCGAGCTGCAGGGCGGCTGGCCGGACCCTTGCGCGGACTGGCAGGGCAGCCCTGAGATGCTGACGCGGCGGCTCGACGCCCGCGAAGCGCGGATGCGGCTGACCTGGGCGTGGCGGCGCGCGATCGACAGGCTGGCGAGCCAGCACGAGCCGACGGGAGGACGCCGGGAGGTGGGCCGTGTCAGCCCACCAGGCTGAGGCCGATCTCCGCTCGCTGATGGAGCCCGTCGCCCGCCGCCTGCTGGGCGACCCGAATCCGCGCCTGTCGACGCCCAAGATACTGCGCTGGGGCGCCAACGGCTCGCTGGCGGTCGACGTCGAGAAGGGGGTGTTCTTCGACAACGAGACCAAGGTCGGCGGCGGCGTCGTGGACTTCGGCATGCGCCAGCTGCTGATGAGCCGCGAGCAGTCCTGGACGTGGCTGCGCGAAGAGTACCCGTCGGCCTTCCAGCAAGACCTGCCGCACCGCAGCAAGCCGAACGGCGACGGGCGGCGCCACCACGCGGGGCGCATCGAGGCGACCTACGACTACCCGGGCGCCGACGGCGTGCTGCTGTTCCAGGTGCAGCGCAAGGCCGACCCGAAGAGCTTCATCCAGCGCCGGCCGGTGGGCGATCGCTGGGCCTACGACAAGCACGGCGTCCCCGAGGTGCCCTACCGCCTCCCCGAGCTGATCGCCGACGTCGCGGCCGGGCGGCTGATCTGGATCGTCGAGGGCGAGAAGGACGTCGACCGGCTGCGCGGTCTTGGCCTGGCGGCCACCTGCAACGCAGGCGGCGCCGGCAAGTGGAAGCGCGAGCTGAACGCCTGGCTGAAGGGCGCGGACGTCGTGGTGGTCGCCGACAACGACCAGGCCGGCTACGACCACGCCGTCGCCGTAGCGGCGCAGCTGCGCGGCCTGGCGGCGCGTGTCAGGGTGCTGGTGCTCGGGCAGGCCTGGCCCGACTGCCCGGCCAAGGGCGACGCCTCGGACTTCCTGGACGCCGGCAAGACGCCCGAGGACCTGGACGCGCTGGCCGGGCCGCTGCCGGACTGGGCGCCGCCCACGCCGGCGCAGCCTGGCGCGTTCACCGCCGACGTGCTGGCGCCGATCCCGGTGCCGCCCCGGCTCTGGCACGTCGAGGGGCTGATCCCAGGCCAGCAGGTGACGCTGCTGGGCGGCGACGGCGGGGTGGGCAAGTCCACCCTGGCGCTGCAGCTGGCCGCCGCCACCGTGGCGGGGCTCGAATGGCTCGGCATGCGCCCGCGCAGCGGCCGGGCGCTCTACGTCAGCTGCGAGGACGACCGCGACGAGCTGCACCGGCGGCTCGACCGCATCGGCCTGCACTACGGGCTGGGGCTCGACAGCTTCGCCGATCTGAAGCTGTGGCCGCTGGCCGACGAGGACGCGCTCCTGGTGCTGGGCCAGCCCGGGCAGCCGCTGCAGACCACCGAGCGCTGGGGCGAGTTCAGGGCGATGGTCGACGACTGGCGACCGGCGCTGATCGTCGTCGACAGCTCGGCCGACGTCTACGGCGCCGGCGAGAGCGAGCGGGCCCAGGTGCGCGGCTTCATCCGCAGCCTGCGCGGCGTCTGCGCGGCCTGCAGCGGCGCGCTGGTGCTCTTGGCCCACCCGAGCCTCGCCGGGCTCTCCAGCGGCTCGGGCTTGAGCGGCAGCACCGCCTGGAACAACTCCGTGCGCAGCCGGCTCTACCTGACCCTGCCGCCCACCGAGGACGGCGCGCCCGCCGCCACCGACCTTCGGGTGCTGCAGGTCAAGAAGGCCAACTACGGGCCCAGCGGCGGCGACCTCGTGGTGCGCTACCAGACCGGCGCGTTCGTGCTCGACCAGCCCGGCGCCGTCAACGCGCTGGACAGGGCCGTGGCCGCCGATCGGGTCGACCAGCTGTTCCTGCAGCTGCTCGACGCCAGCCTGCGGCAGGGGCGCTTCGTCAGCCACAACAGCGGCCACGCCTACGCCCCCGTGCTGTTCGCCCGCGATCCAGCCGCGCACGGCGTCAGCGCCAAGGCCTTCAGCCTGGCCATGCACCGGCTGTTCAGCGCCAACGTCCTGCGGGTGGGCAGCAAAGGCGCGCCCTCGCGGCGCATCAGCTTCATCGAGCGCGCGCCCGACGACGGCTAAGGCTCGCGCAGCCGGCGCGCCAGGTCCTCCACCACCTCGTTGGCGGCGTCGCCCACGGTGCGCATGACGGCGCCGTCGCTGAGGAAGCGCACCATGGGCTTGCCGAAGAGATCGCTGACCAGGCCGGTGGAGTCGACGCGGAAGCCGGTGACCTGCAGGTCACGGCAGACCTGGCGGATGGGGGCCAGGAGGCCCTCCGTCCAGTGGTCGAAGCCGTCGATGGGGTTGCGCACCAGGCGCACGCGCAGGTCCTGGCGGTGAGCCTCGGTCCAGTCCCTGAGCGCCGCCAGCGGTAGCGGGAAGCAGTCGATGGCGGTCTCGTCCTTGGAGACCTGGCCCCAGAGGATGAAGTCCGCCGCCGAGGTCGTCAGCCAGCCAGGCGCACGGCGGCCTGGCACGGTGCAGCTCCAGGTCTCCAGGAAGAAGTCATGCCAGTGGTTGAGGCTGGGCGGGTGGCGCACGAGCTTGACGTCGATGGCGCAGGTCCCGCCGGTCCGGGTCTGGGCGATGAGGTCGACATGGGCCTGGCGCTGCACGAGGCGCGCGAAGGGACTGCCGTAGTCGATGACGACGAGGCCGCCGTTGTAAGCGGCCTGCTGCAAGGGGGTGCGCAAGACGCGGTCGAAGAGGCGCTGCTGCCAGGCGTTGTCGCGTTCGAACTCGTTCACCTGGGGAGGCAAGGCCCACTTGACGCCGGTGTCAAGCGAGACTTGGCGGGGGGCGCGGCTGGAGACCTTCACACGCCCCTACAGACGCCCTTACAAAACCCTTCACACGCTTTTTTGGGCTTCACACGCCCCTACAGACGCACGTGCAAAGGCCTTCAGACGCCCCTTCACACGCCCTTCAGACGGGGTACAGACGACCTTCACACGACCCCCCCCCCTCCTACGGAGGGGGTAGGGGGGGGGTTTAGGACCCCCCCTCCCCTCCTCGCGGGGGGTTTCGCGCGCGACCGAGGTTGCGCAAATGAACAGTGGCAACGGGGTTCGAGAGGCGGGTTGGGGATGATCAGCCCGGGCTTGCACTTCGCGTCCAATTCCGGCTGGATCGCGCGCGCGCCATGACCATCCCAGCCGCCAAGCGCCGAGAGATCACCCAAGCTGTGCTCGCCAGCCTGCAGCAAGGCATCCCGCTGACGGTCGCGCTGGAAGGCGTGCGGGCGAAGCGGACGACGTTCGAGGACTGGGCGCGGGCCGACCCGATCGTGAAGGAGGCGCTGCGCCAGGCGCGAGAGTTGGGCTGGGACTGGCTCGCCCACCAGTGCCTGGAGATCGCCGACGACACCTCGCAGGACGTGCTCTACGACGCTGAGGGCAGGCCCTACCCCAACGGGGCCAACGTCCTGTCGCGCAAGCTGCGCATCGAGACGCGGCTGAAGCTGCTCGCGAAGTGGGACGTCAACCGCTACGGCGAGACCAAGCGGGTGCAGATCGACGGCGAGATCACCCAGACCACGCGCCACGTCGTCGACCCGGCGCTGCTCGACGACGCCAGCCGCGCGGCGCTGCGGCAGCTGCTGGATGCGGTCGAGGCCAAGGGCCTGCTGCCGGCGCCGATCGATGCTGACTTCGAGGAAACCACCCCTCCCCTCTGAGGGGAGAGAGAAGTGAGCGATATCAAGCACTTAGGTCGGAAAATGCCGATCTGCACCAGAAACGCCGGTGGGCTTACGCTGTAAGCGGAAAGCGGCCAGCTGCCCTGCCCGGGCCTCGGCGAGGCAGCCGCGAGCGCCGCGCGCGCACTGGAAAAAGCCAAGCGATATCAATAGGTTAGGGCTCGAGGTGGGCGGCCTCGGGGCAGCACCGGCCGACCCCGGCGGGGGGGACGCCCTGGCCGCAGCCAGTGAACCCAGGCGAGTGGAACACCCCCTCACGCATACCGGGTATTTTCCCAAAATTGGGGCCCCATCCCTACCTCCCCAATAGGAATTTGGGACCCCTATCCCCCAAGCCGGTGGGCGTCCGCCGTCACCGTCGCCAGCCGGTTCATCCACCCGCGTCCAAACCGTTCGAAGGTGGGCAGCGACCTGTAGCGCGCTTCCCTGAGCGTCGAGATCGCGTCGATGAGCGGCCCCACCGCAGCTGCCGCCACCGCCGCTCGCGTGGCGGGTCCTATGGACCCGTCGGCGGCGACCCCGGCCGCCTGCTGCAGCGTGCGCGCAGCGGCGCCAGGCCCCTGGTTCACGGCTTCGTCGAAGACGATGAGGTCGACCCCGGCGGGCCAGTCGTCGCAGTGCGCGACGTCCCAGTAGCGCGTCCGGTAGAGCGGCCCGACGTCCTGCGGCGTCAGCGCCCTGAGCTGATCCTTGGTCACGGCGCGCCCCACGTAGGCCTCCCAGGTGTGCAGCGTGACCCCCAGGTTGGTTGCGCCGCCTGGGTCGGCGGGATCGTCCACGTAGCCGCCTTCGAAGCCGAGGATGGTCTTCAGGGCGGCGTCGAAGGTGTCGGTAGCCATGGCGGCCTCCAAAAAGGGGCCGGCGTCCGGGGGGTTACTG